TTGCCATTGCTATAGGATCATTTGCGCCTCTTTTTGTTCCATAATATGCCGCATCGTCATCTCGTCTTCTTTTAAAATAATCGTTTTCTTGCGCTAAGGTTTTCATTTTTTTATAAACTTCAGCGATATCGTGCTTCATATTTTCCATCATCCTTGAACAAGAGTTGCATTCTACTTCTTGTAGATCGGTCTTTAGACCTTGTGCAAATTCAAGTATGGTATTTATTTCTTTTAGTTTCTTATTGACCATCTTTGTGGCCTCTTGAAACTGTTGTTTTTTACTTCTGACTTTGATTTCAGTCTTAAGTCCTTCTTTTATGGGTTCTTTTTCCATCTCTTTCTTTTCTTTTTTCTTTTCTTGCTTCTTTATTTCGCTATTTTGAAGTCTTAATTGATCATGAGGTATCATCATCCTTCTTGAAAAAGTAGAACCTCCACCTTTAGTTACATTAACAGCGACTAAATCATCGTCAAAAGAAATAACTTGACCGTAGCTTTTATCAGGCCACTTTCCTACGATCTCAACTTTATCTCCAATCTTGAATTCTTCTTTTTCTGTCTCTTCTCTTTCATTAATTCCAGCTGCGGCAGCGAATTCATCGTAGTCATGAGGATAAGGTTCGCTCATCCATCCTAAAAATCTTCTATAAAGATCAGGAGCTTTATCTTTTACATAAGCTAATAGCTTTTCTACCTTATCTTTGTCTTCTCTAGATATTATTTCATTGAATTGATCTTCGTTTAAATTCCAAAGATCTTTGTATATAAATCCACCTTTGTCTTTTGTGTGACCAGCTCTAAATCCTTTTACGTCTGTATATCCTGAGTTAGCATCTTCTTTAACTTTTTGTGTGTATCCGTACTTGTATTTTTTAGCAGGAACATCAAGACCTGGAAGGTAAGCTTCGCCACCACCAGTTACGGACATTTCTTCCATTTCTCCGACTATTTTGACATCATCAGCCATATTAAACTGGTTGCTGAATACAAAATCTTGAAAGTCTTCAAAATCTTCTAAACTTAAAGCGTAATATTCTCCTTTATAGTCGACTTTATCTTTAAAAGCCGCAAAAAACATATCATCTAACTTTTGATCTGTAATAGCGAAAACCACTTCATCAATGGTTTCGTTTTCTGACATTAATCTTCTGAAATCTGATTGTAAGCTACTCATTTGTCTCTATGTTTTTAATTTCATTGATCAAATCATAGTATTGAAGTAGTGTTGAGACTGTTTCGTCTTTTATAGTTTCGTTCTCGTGTATTGGTTTGATGAATTTTACTACTTCTTTTAGCTTTATAGAAGTAACTTGATCTTTTACAGAGCTAGACATCTCAACTAAAGTGGATTTTATTTCTGTAAGTCTTTTATTGAGATATACTTTTAGATTTTTTGTATCTGATATGTTGTTTATATATTCTTTAAGCACGTCTTTTTGCTCTTGAGACAGTCCAACATATTTCTTATTGAACTTTTCTACTAATATCTTGTAAGCAAGAAGTCTAATCTCCTTGTCTTGCTTCATAAACTCTTCTAGAATTTGAGCAGAAGCTGGTTTTTCTTTTACTTCTTCTCCACATATATGCTCAAGCATCGTTATCTTACTATCTAGAATCTGATTAACGTTAGTTGTGTTATTTTGAGATTCTAAAACGATATATATAGAAGCGTAAGACTTGTAATTGTCGATCTTTGCTTTAAAAAAGTTATCGAGATCGTAATTGTTTTTGATCTCTCTGATTAAGTTATACTTTTCTTTTTTTAACTTTTCGTAATCTAGTTTTTTGTACTGTTCTACGATAGTATTTATGAAAAGTTCTGCTTTTGATTCATTAAGCTTTTCTGTATTTATAAAAGAATTATATAGACTATATTCTTTAGCTAATTCAGTTTCAGTAAAGTACTTTTTAAGTATTTTTACAGCTCTAGAGTCCTTATTTTGCAAAAGATCAGCAGTCGTTTGTCTCACGAGAAGCTCGAAAAGTACGCCTGGGTTTCTAAATTTAGAGTGTTTTAGTGCCATGTTGGATATAAAAATTCCTGTTTATAAATATATAAGGCCTAGTCTAAATTATCAATGATGTTATCTTCATTTAAAACGTCTGGTTGTTCGTACAATTTCACTTTTCTTTTAGCAAATAGTTTTTCTAATGCTGTCTTATTTTGTAAGTATACACCGAGTGTACTTTCATTAGTTACTCCTAAAGAAAGATTCATTGAGTCTTCTCCTTTTTCTTCTTTTGACTTCATTCCTTTTTTGCCTAAAGGATCGCGTCCAAAAACATCTTGATCAGTTCCTATTATTGATTTATACTTCTGAGGACGACCTGGTATTTTTTTAGGTTCATTAGGATTCAATTCATTATATCCAGTTGGAACTTCCAAATTCATGTCTGCTTTGCCTCCATAAAGACTAGCTAATTGATGAGGAGTGCCGTACGCTTGACCTGAATCTGATGGATCATTTCCTTCTTCTTCGATTTGTTTATACCTAAATGCTCTTTTCTTGTCTTCTATGATCATGTCTTCTAACTCAGTGTACTGATCTTCGGAGAAATGGAAGATTTTATCATAAATAAAGTCTCTAGGTAGCAGTGAAGATTCCATTGCTTGATTTGCAAGATCAACTTTCTCTTTAAATAGTGCTACCCTTTCTTGATCGTAGATAATTGAAGGATTAGTAAGAGATATTGTAAAGTTGGCTGCTGATTCATTTGTATATCCGTTAGCATATAAATGAACAAGTCCAATTTTAGTAAGCTCTGATATGGCGATCTTTTGAATCCTTTCAACTGTTCTAGCGAATCTAATATCTTCAGCAGCTAGAGTAGCTTTACCTGTGAGATCTTTCTCATATCCCATGAAAGCTTTAGGTATCTTTAGAGCTGCAAAAAGTTTCTCTCTAAAATAAGTTACATCTTCAATTCCATTATATTCAAGACCTTTTGCAGTGTCTATTCTTGTAGTCTGATCGTTGCCTCGAACTGGAATAAAAAAGTCTTCGAGTAGGTTTTGTTGGTTGTACTTTAGATTGTACTGACCTGTGTTTGGATCGATAAGAGGAGTCTTTTTCATCTTATTGATCATTCTTTGCATGTAGTTTTCTACTTCTGTTGGAGGTATTGCACCTACGTTTACATAGAATATTCTACGCTCTGGAGCCCTTACGATACGATGAATCAACATAGCATCTTCTATAAGCACATACTGCTTAAATAGCTTACGCGCTGGCTCTAGATAAGATCTACCATAAGGTAAATAGTTGACGTCTCCAGTGAGCCTAAAGTGAGCCATTTCGTAGTTATCGAAGTATATTCCACTATCGTTTTCGTTAAAAGTATTTGAGTATCCAGCAGTGTTAGTTAACGCTGCGTTTGGATCGTACTTGAACCTAACTTCGCTTGGGTTTTTAGGATTATATCCTTCTTCTCTGACGATATTATAGGAAGAAAATGGAATTACATTATATACTCCGTAACCTTCTGCAATTTCCATCTTAACAAAGAAATCACCATACTTACACATGTTTCTAATCCAAGACCATAGATTGAACTCTACGTTAAGGATCGAATAGTATAGGTTATAAAGAAGCTTTTGAATGTTTTCGTCAGAAGATCTAATTTGCAACACTTCGCCTTGCTCGTTCTTTAGAGTAGCTTCATCAGCGATGATATCTAGTGCAGATGCTACGATTGCATCTGTGTCCATAGCATCATAATCAGCATAAATTTGAACCCTAGCTGAGCGATAGTTCTGTGCTAAGTTTAAGTTAACACCATAAGCTGTTGAAGTAGTATATACTTTGTTGAATCTATCTATAAGAGAGTTAGTCTGAATGACACCCGATGTTTGTATTTTATCGGTATCAATGACTTTAAGCATACCACCTCCCTCATTACGTATAATTACGTCAGTGGAAAACAGTCGCCTTAACGCTGTAAATAAATTCTCTGGTGGTCTTTGTTGTTCTGCCATTTGTATTAATAATTATGTGAGTTTACAATAACCATCGCAAATCTTGAGTTTCTTGTCCATTTGGACCAGGAATATTCATCTGCCATGGATTACTATTGTACGCGCTATTGGCGTTATATAAATCGAATCCTGAATCTGTCTTTGTAAAGTTGTCTAAGCTATTTCTTAGTAAGCTATCTGCTTCTGTTTTATATCTTAAAGAAGTGTCTCTAAGGTACATTCCTATCGCAAAAGACATAACTAAGTCATCATTGTATCCATTCATTGCAGTACCAGAATCATTCTTCCAAATAAATACCCTAAGCTCTTCTATTAGTCTTAGCGACCTTATAATTACGAACTTATTCTCTACTAAATCTCTCATTTTGGCGATCACCAATGGCTTTGTACGACTTGTGGTAGAGAATCCAGGTACTAAAGCAGAGTTAGTGGCTTGATACTTGTCTAGATACTTTTGAAAGTCCATTCCTATCTCTGTTCGATAGCTATAGTGAACATTTTGATATCCGCTTTCTACTACCGATTGAACTACGTCCCAACCAATACTTGCGTTTTCTATGACGAGCAACGCATTGTTGTATTCCATGGCTGCAGAAAGCAAGATCTGCGCGTACTCTCTTGTTCCTGGTTGAGATTTGTACTCAGCTACTTGTGTTATAGTTTCCATTTCAAAGACTTGGAAAGCTGAAAAGTCAGCTCCATCTCCTCTTGCTACGTCAGCAACAATCGTGTAGAATTTTCTAGGATCCGGATATTCCCAAATCCAATATCCTTTATCGAGACCGCGTCTTTCTATCGGTTCTTGTAGAGTATTTTCTTCATACCAATTGATTGCCTCTGGTGGAATTACCGTATTACCTGATGTTACGAAGTTACAATCACACTCTTGAGCCGCGCTTCTTACTCCAAGATCTTTGTCTTGTTGATCTCTCCAAGTTTGATCTCTTTCTGGATGAACTGTCCAAGGTAAAGATATAGGTAAAAAGCTATTCTCTTTCTTTTGTGCCTTAGTGTATATCTTGTGGAACCAGTTACCTACGCCATTAGGAGTAGATAAAGCTATAGCTCCACCACCAGTAGCCAATGTTTGTTGAGCAGAAGTAAAGATCTCTTCGATCCTGTCAATGAACGCAGCCTCGTCAATTACTAGTAAGGTTACGGCTTCAGAACGGGCTGCGTCTCCAGCTGCAGAAACAGCTTTAATCTGAGATCCATTATTTAATCTAAGACTTAATCTATTGTCTTCTGTAGCTGGTATTTTAAGCCAAGATGGTAAATTCTGATAAGCAAATCTTACCTTAGTTACCATATTTTTTGCAGTAGACTGAGTAGTCGCAATTACAAGAACGTTCTTATCTCTTTGAAATAGCATTAGCCATAAAGAATAAGCAGAAACAAGAGTTGAGATACCTAACTGTCTTGATTTGTTTATGACAGAAAACTTATTTGCTTGAAATAATCTAAGCACTTTCTCTTGAAAAGGATAAAGATTAAAAAGCATTCGACCTCTTTGAGGATGCTGAATCATGTAATACTTCTTCATGAAGTAGACAGGATCCGTAGCGCATCTTACGAATTCTTCCTTTACTTTATCTTTTATGGAAATTTGTTGTTCTGACATTACTTAGTGATGTACAAGTATCCAAGTCCACCAACAATTGCGTAAGTCAATATTTGCGTGAACCTGTATTTTACTTTTAGTTTTCTATGTTGTTTATAAAGCTCAGAATATTGCTTTTGCCAACCTTCTACTTTAGACATTTCATTATTAACTTGACTAAGGTAATTAAGTTCTTTAGACTTATATAGGCTTATAATACTGTCTTTAACTACGACTTTTTTCTCAGTAAGAGCTAATTGATCTTCTTTTACTTTTAGCAGCGCAAGAGCAGAATCTCCTTTAACGAGATCTTTAACGATCATTTTTGCTATCGGATAGCTTAATTGTAACTTACTAGTATCCGTAACGCTTTGCGAAAAAACTGTCGAGCTGAGTAGGAGTATAGCTATCAGCAGCTTTACTTTGTTCATGATAGTATTCTTTTATTATTGTAGTTTTTTCTTTTGCATTATCTATTTGATAGTCTAACTCTTTTATCTTTTCTTGTTCTATTAATAGTGTGCTATCGTAAGACTTTTGTTGCTTTTGAAGAGTGACCGTAACTTTTTGTAAGCTATCTAATTGAGCTTTAAAATCGCTAGAGATCTCTTTGTTCGTAGTGAATAATTGAATTGCAAAATATAATACAATTATTACTATTGCAATATACTGCATAATTTTAACAATAGGTAGCCAATTCTTTATGGTCTCAGATATTTTATTCACTTTTATTTAGTTTATGAAAAATCTATATTACTATCTTCAACATTTACGTCTACATTGTTAGGATTTCCTATAAAAAAATTTAATAGCGATGATATAGATGTTTTTATTTTTCGCCAAGTATCTTTAAAAAATGAAGTTATTGAATCAAATGTGCCTTCTTTTATTTGTTTTTCAGCTTTTTCAGGATCTGACTGTATTCCTAATACTGTAGCATATCCATAGTCTCCTGTTTTTTCACCTTTACTTTTTATAGAACCTGTTTTAAATCTAACATCTATTTTCATTTGAGACGCTATTTTTTTTGCGTAACTCTTCTTTTTTATTTTATTAAGTGCTGCATTATCATAATTTTTATCTACATATAGTATGTATTTTGCAGTAGCTGGACTATCTGGTCCAAATTTCATTTCTCCTGACATTGCCTCTATAGCGAATGCTTCTGCGAAATCAGGATTAGTATCAAATAAATTTTGAAGTGCTGCCATAGCTTCTTTATTAGCAGCATTAGCAATATTCAATGCTTTATCATTTCCTTTCTTTAATGAAGTTCTTATATTTCCAGAAGTTCTTCCGCTCTTAGCAAATTTTTCTATTTGCGAAAGTATATTTATAACTTCTTTACTGTTAATAAGCTCAGGAGTTTTTTGCAATGCAGCATAAAAAGTAGCTTTAGCTTCTTCTTTTACTCCGCTCATAAGTTGAGACGGTCCAGCTTTTACTGATATTTGAACTCCTCCGATAATAACATCGGATTTTGATGTTTTATTCGTAGCTCCATATGATTTCCAGAATTCAGTAAGTGGTTCTGTTAATTTTCCTGTAGATTTAGCATAATCTCCGCCAGTCAATCCAGTATCTATTAAAGCTTTTTTTGCTTTATTAATTAAGTCTGGATATTTTTTATTTATTAGTTCTACTTCTGACGAACTTATAGCGTCGCTAGGTATTTTTCTTTTATTTATTTTATACCAAGCTATCACTAAAGCAGTTTCAAATAGAACTGACTTTTTTTGTTCTCCTTCCGCCTCTGTTAATAATTTTTTTAGTATCACAATATTCTCAGTCAACTCTTCTCCTCCTGCTTCTGCTGAAGCTTCTATTTCTCCAGTTTCTGGTGCGATTCCACCAGTAGCTCCACCATTTGCAGCCCAATCTCCTTCCATTCCTGTGTTATCTCCGTCTCTTGTTCCTTCTTCTGCTCCTTCTGCTCCTTTAGTTTTCAATGGAGTTCCGAATCTAAGAAGTCTTGCAATCGCCATCATACACCTTTCTTTTTCTCCAATTCCAGCTAGATAATATCTTTTTCCACTTATGATTGCTTCATATATGTTTTCTTTCATATATGTCATGAAAAAGCTTTGTCCGTTGTGTAATTGAATCTTAAAAGTAGTTGGCTTTGGAGCTATGTAAAAGATTGCATCAACAAACTCTCTGAAGTCTTTGGTCATGAGCTCAGTCATGATTTCATTTAGAGTGTGATACTTTTTTAATATGAATCCCATAGGATCCTTTTCAAAAGCTGCATTCTTAGGTTTTTCCTTAACTTGTGTAGTCTCTGAGTCAACAGTAGTTTCTACTGATTCTTCTTCGGCTTCGGCAATAAGTCTTTTTAAAATTTCTAAGTCTTTCATCTTTTTTTTATGCGAATCTACACATTTATTGCTAAGGTAAAAAAATATATCTTTGTGGTCTAGGCTAGTAAAGCGTGATATTCTTTGAAATGCTTTAGCCTGTCTGGTAATCCGATAGTTCCGCCATTTACTCTTTTTGTTACTTCTGTTACTACTGCATCACTTGCTCCTTTGTCTGCAATCTTATGAAGACCGTTCTTATGGAAAAACCAAGCTGCAGAAAGTAGAGGATACTTAGTAGCTACTAGATCCGGATTCTCTGTGATATTTTCTGCAACAACCAAGTCAAAGGCTTTATAGTTATCTTTACCAGTAAGCTGAATATAACCACGACCACGATACTTAAAACCTTCGCCAGAAGTTTCAGGACCGTTACCCATACGACCGCCATACACCAAATTAGCGATCTTTTCTGGTTTTCTTTCATATAGATTGGCTTTTTCTTGAGTAGGAAAATATTTTTTAAATATTCCTAATAGTCCTTTAGCTCCATAATTTAAGTTCTCAGTAACTGCTTTAAATCCACCAGACTCATGACCAGCTTGAGCTAAGAAATGAGCAAGTCTAAGTGGAGTATTTAGCTCAAACTTGGCAATAGTATCAGGAAGTTGAGCAATTACTGAATCGGGAATGTGTCCTTTTAGTTTATTTATGTCCATCTTACTATTTTATTTTTTGTTTAAGACTTTTTCCATTATTTTTTCTAGAGCTCCATTAACTGGTATATCTTCAACTTCATGATCTCCGTACTCGTGATAGTTCTGAGAAGCTTGTGTTATATAGTTCTCAGCTTTCGAGATGTGATCTTGGATCCATGCTGGAATGTTTTTCTCGTTATTTCCGAGTTGTGTCTTGAGTTCCATTGCGGCTTTAATGATAGTTTCTATACTGTTATTAGCCATAGATACCTCATGGTCTTCTTCTTTCATTACCTTTGATATATCAATTGATTTTTCATCAGGTATTTTTCCATCAATTTTAATTACATATCCTTTAGGGTATTTTGAGTTTGTAATAAAATCATAAGTTATTTTTTTTCCAGGATTCTCACGTTTAAGTCTAGCTAATTCTATTTCTAATTCTTTCATATCCACACCTTCTTTCACATCTTTATTAGAGCGAAGTTTAGCAAAGTCAGCTGCTGTTATTTTACCTTTAGGCTCAGCGACATCTATCTTTTCTTGATTACCAGGAAGATCAACTTCTTGCATTAATTTATTCCTATAATACGAAATACTATTTTCCATGTTTATTTTTTTATAGTTTTACCATTTTCTACAAGACCAATATCTTGCTTTCCATCTTGGTCCTGGGTTATCACAGTTATGTCTAGCTCTAAAGCTTTTTCTTCTTTTAGGGTTATTTTTCTTTATTTTAACTCCTTTTTGTCCAAAGTTTACTTTAACTACATTTCCTTTAGCATTCTTTACATAGACTTTGAACTTCTTTACATCTCCAGCCATTGGTTTTCCCAATTGAACTGTGCGACCTTGATATTTAGCTTCTGCTAATATGTTCTTATGTTCTAAGATATACTCTATAAGACAGTGAGGACAGAATTCTCCTTCGTTTAAACTTTCGATTGGTGTGTTATCTGTTCCGCACTTATGACAAACGTATGGATCTTCTCCACCTTCTGATACTTTCCAATCCCATCCACAGTTTTTACACTTTACCATCTCCTCTTCTTCTAATCCTGCTTTAGCTAGCTTATCGTAGTACATAGGATCTTCTGATAGATGATCTAGAGCAATTTTTAATGCCTCTTTCTTATCAGAAGTATGCTCCATCTCTACTTCGATGCCTTTTTTAATTTGGTCTAGAGAAGGTTTGTTCATTAATGTAAGAATTTAAGCTTATACTTTGTAGATTCTAGAAGATTGACTACATTATCTATTTCATTTTGAATATAAGAATCTTGTGGTACTTTAGTTCTAATAACCTCTACAAACTTGCAAAGACCTTCAAAATAAAGAACTGCACTATCATCTTCTTTTATTTGATTTTCCATTGTGTATCCACGAAGAATGCCATATCTTCCTTGATAGGACTCAACTAGACCATCAATTAGATCTACAATCTCTTCATAATACTCTTGCAAAGCTTTGTGAGCAGCAAATGAATTTGTCTGTAGATGATAGATGTGAGCCTGATTGCGACTCTGCATTAGGGTTCCTATGAATAGGCCGTATGGTTCCATTATTTTTTCTTTTTGTCTTGTTTCTTATCTTCTTTGTTTTCTATCTCTTTTTTAGACTTCTCTATCTTTTCAAGTTTGGTCATAAGATCATCTATCTTAGTAGCTAATTGAGCAATAGTTTCTTTGTGAGCTCCTGATTCTTTAGGATTCTCTTTAATCATTTGTACACTCTCGCTTCTTTTAGCTTCTAATTCATCGATAGCAGATTTTAATCTGTCTACTACAACGTCTTTTTTCTTTTCGAGCATTATCGCAGCGTCTACAAACTCTTTGTATAGCTTTTCTGCCATTATCATAGCCTCTTTTTCGTCTAAATAAGCTCCATAGACTTGTGTAGGATCTATTCCTGCTCCATTAATTCCCATTAGTGGATCAACTTTGTGAACCAATTTATTTGCTGCGCATCCATCATAAGGCCTTTGAACAGCATACATATCTCCGACTTGATTATCGAATCCTTGTCCAACATCAACGCCTTCATCTTTAGAAGCCATTTTACTAAGCTCTTTTTCAGGAGTGTGTTTTGCTATCTTTGCGATCTTTTTACTTATTGGTTTTGCTCCTCTTTTTGCGGCTAAAGCTGCGCCAAATAATTTCCTTTGTGGTTCTGATACTGCTGGCATTTGTACTAATTTTTTATAAATATGTTAGAGTTTAATGTTTTTGATCTCTTCTATCTTCTGCTTAACTTCTTCGTAAGCTTTTTTCTTGTCTCCTGCGCTCCAATTCTCTATGTCTCCGTTCTCAGTAAAGAAATCATCTTTTTCTTTATACCAACTTTCTAAAGCTTGCTCGAAATCTTTAAGGCTTTCATTCTTATTTGCAGTTAATGTTCCGCTATTATACTCTTCCCATCTACCTTGCTTTTTTATTTCTTGCTCCATATCGATAACGCAGTCAAAACACATAGAATGTATCGAATACATCTTCTTGTTAAGGTCGTTTATCTTCATATGCTTGCTACACTTAGGACAAGCTAACGGCATGACCACAAGCTTTTTTAGATTGTTTAGTTTTGTAACAGTTCTTTTGATTCCGTTCTTAATAGTCCAGTTTTTTCCTCTAGAATCTTGCCAAAAGTCCCCTTCTTTGTAGTCTTCTTGTTTCTTTTCGTATCCAGATTGTACTTGAGTTTTGTCTCCTGATTTACCAGTAATCAAATTTCTCATTCGAGTCACGTCTTTTTTTGTGAACTCTTTTTTTAATTGCCCTTGATTCATAACGATTTTATTTTATTTCTATGTATGCTAACTTAGCTTTTGATACGGCTTCTATAAAAGATTTTTTACCGTTTTCTAGTATGTATTCTTTTGGACTAATTCCAAAGTAGTGATCGAATTGTTTATCAAATCCTTCGTATATTACTTCATTGTGTTGTCCGTATTCTCTAAGCAGTATTCCAGCTTGAGCATTTGCTTCATTCTCTATATCTGATCCAGTTTTACCAGAATCTGGCTTTAGTCTACCTTCTTCATTTTGTTTGTGATGAACCATTTCATGGCAAAGAGTTCTGAGAATGTCTGCCATGTTTCTATTCTTAATATAAACTAGGATCTCTTTTGTATTTGGGTTGTATTGTCCAAATGACCTCATCTGTCGACTCCACTTATTATCATTTATGAAAAATACCTTTGGTAATTCTTCTAGATTTAAAGAATCACTAGCAAATCTTATAAAATTAGTAGCTATCCCTAGTTTTTGTTGATCTTCCATAATTTTATCTTTGAACAGCTCTATTAGCGGCCGTAAAGCCTCCGCGATTAACCAATTTTATCGGACCTGAGGGATCTGATATTACGTAGCCTTCACCTCCGGATTGATCTCCTATAGAAGCTTTTACTCCTGTATCTTGAGAATCTAATTGCGCTATTATTGAATTTTTTAAATTGTTTATCGCTTTTACCGCATTGAATATCTTCTCTAGATCCGATTGATTCTGTTGAGAGTATTCTATCATTTTGGCTTTTTTACCACCACTAAGCGTCTTTTCATTCTCTAAAAACTTAATGAACTCTTTTGAGCTTAATGTATTCATACTAGCGGCTTTAGAGTTAGTAAACTTGTAAAGCATGTCAGCATAGTCAGTCATTTTTTCTTGACTTAGTTTGCTTTTATCGAGCAATTTGTCTGCAGATTTAGCGCTAGAGACAGCAGATTTAGCTGCGCTCATCATCTTATTGTCTATCTTAGCTCCACTTTTTGGAAACACTGGTGAGAATACCATGAGTCCGCCTGCTGGATTAAACTTATACTGCTTTGCGTCTTTTACTCCTGATTCTTTTCCATCTAAAGACTGATAAACGTGCGGTATAACTCCTACTTCACTTTTTGTTATTTGTTTTCCTAGTTCGCTATTAACTGGGATCTTATACGTAGTTATGTTTGGTTTGAATACGTACTCTCCATCAATAACTTCTGGTTTGCTTTGATACAATAGATCTCCTTTAAAGTATCCAGTGAGTCCTTTTGGCCAAGACTTTTTAAATACTTCGTAAGCATTTGCCATGCTTTTTGCAAAAGTAAAATTAGGCTTTGTTCCGCTCTTTTCAGCAGATTTTATTGCCCTATTTTTAAACATTGTCTCTATTTCTTTTGCACTCTTTGCTTTACCGTCGTATCCTTTCGCTGTGAATCCGCTCTTATCTGTAAGAATAAAGTTACCATTTTCGTCTACTCCAAATACTACAGCTGGAGATCCATCCCATTTTACTGATGTGGTTGATGGGTCTTTAGCTGCCTTATCCATTATTTGTAAAGCTCTTTCAGCACCTTTAGATCCGTCCCAATAAATTAAGTCTTCAGGATGTTGAATTCTTGCTGATTCGGCTTCTAGTAACATGACTAATTTTTGTAGTCTTTTTAATGATTCTTTAAGATCTTCTTTCTTAGGAAGCTTAAGATTGTCTTTTGCTAGATCCTGTCTTGCTTGTGCTATCCACTCTTCGTATTGTGGTTTACTCTTTATGAATTTTACAATCGCTTCTACACTGATTAGATCTTCGGGTTTTGCTCCTGATCCTAATAGTTTAGTCGCTATTTCACTAGGATTCTTACTTATTACTTTGTTAGTTGCTCTGTCTACTAGACCATTAAGGTAAGACCATTTCATACCTTGAGCTTTAGCTATACTAGCAAGTACTAAATGTTTGTGAACTCCTTTGTAAGGACTGTCTTTTGCTCCACCTTGCATAGAGAACTTCATGAAATCAACATCATCGTTAAACATGAAGTCTGATTGTACAAATCCATTTTTGGGATCTCCCGCTATTGGAGTCTTTACGTGAACGTTTGTTCCTGACTTTTTAATATTAGCTTTGTCTATTCCGTTAGCAGTAAGCTTGCTAATCAGTGAGTTTTGATCTACTTTGTTTTTGTCTACTCCTAAATCTAGGTCTCCACTGTCTGCTTTTTTACCTGTGGTTCCAAGCATGTTATCCTTAAGAGAAAGTCCTGACTTGTCTTCAAGCCAAGAAATTGTAGGATCTATATCTGCTAACTTGATTCTTTGCGTTCCTTGAAATACATTTCCTCCCTCAACCAATAAAGAACGAATCAGAGTAGAAAGGACCGCCTTCTCTTCTATAATCTGGAATATAGG